GAGAATATCAACAAACACCCTAACGTCAAGACGGAACCCAACGCCGGGAATGGCGACGGCCTCGAGCCCACTGAGCCGTCTGAGACGTTAAACAATAGCGAGGAGGTAATCTTATGATCGACCTAACCCCAATTATCAACGCAGTGATCGCAGTGATCGCAGCCGTAGCCACCGCCTTCCTGATCCCGTGGATCCGCAGCAAGACCACCGAAGGCCAGCGCAAGGAGCTCGCCGCATGGATCAAGATCGGAGTCGCTGCCGCTGAGCAGATATATGCCGGCCAAGGGCGTGGCGCGGAGAAAAAGGCGTATGTCATGAAATTCCTCGAGGAAAACGGGTACACCGTAGACTTTGAGGCGATCAACGCCATGATCGAGGCAGCAGTCCAACAGCTCAACAGCTCGGGCCTCTCGATCGAATAATGAAATATTGGGCCGTCGTGGCGGCCCTTTTGCATTTTAGGAGGTGCAATAATGAACCTGAGAACACTCTTACTCACAAACAACGCCTGCTATAAGTCAGGCAAGAAGCACACCGTCAAAGGGATCATGGTGCACAGCACCGGCGCGAATAACCCGAACCTGAAGCGCTACGTCGGGCCCGACGATGGCCTGCTGGGAGTGAACACGGCCGGAAATCACTGGAACCAGTCCAAGCCAGACGGTCGGACTGTTTGTGTCCACGCCTTCATCGGCAAACTAAAGGACGGCAGCATCGCCACCTACCAGACACTACCGTGGGACATGGTCGGATGGCACTCCGGAACCGGAAGCCTCGGCAGCGCAAGAAGTGCAAACAACAACGGTTATATTGGCTTCGAGATCTGCGAGGACGGACTAACCGATCCGGTGTACTTTAACAAGGTATACACTGAAGCGGTCGAGCTCTGTGCATACCTCTGCGAAAAGTATAACCTTGACCCGACGGCCGACGGAGTCCTGATCACTCACTGCGAGGGCCACAAGAGAGGCATTGCCTCCAACCATGCAGACGTCATGCACTGGTTTCCTAAGCACGGAAAGAACATGGATACATTCAGGACAGCGGTTAAAGCAGCCCTCAAAAAGCCGACGCCAGCGCCAACCACAACACCATCTCCCGGATCCGAAGTATTGTACCGAGTGCAGTGCGGAGCCTTCAGGCAAAAACCGAACGCCGACGCGCTGGCTGCAAAGCTGAAGGCGGCAGGCTATTCGACCTACATGGTCAAAGCTGGCAGCCTTTACAAGGTACAGACTGGAGCCTTTGCCGTCAAATCGAACGCCATCAAGCTGGCCAGCGAGCTGAAGGCCAAGGGCTTCGACACATACATCACAACAGAGGCAGGAACGCCCGCATAAGTACAGAAAAAACCCGCTCCGGAAATCCCGGGGCGGGCCTTTTTCTTTGCGATTTTATTTTGAAATCCTGACCACCGTCGCCACCACTTTCTTGAAGAAGTAGAGCGTTATTGGTGTGTTCAAGATTGCGCCTTCTGGTGCGCCCGACGGCGCAAAACTTGAACACGTTGACCCGTCGCCGTCGATCGCCTTTTCAACCAGTGAAAGCGTGACTTTGCAACGCTCTCCGCTATAATTCAAAACAAGCACCAGCTTGTCATCGTCGTACAAATAAACCGAATTGAGGAACGTATCGACCAACATGATCCGGTACTCCTCGTCGTCGAGGTCGCCATTCCTGAAGCGTTCCAAAAAGAAAAGAATTTGATCGCGCTCGATCTGCGGCTCTGATAAAAGCTCCCGAGCTATGCCTTTTTCGATGTTCGCGCGTTCACCCTCCAGCTCCATGAGCCTGCTCTTTGTGCTGGGTGTAATAATGCCGGCTTCAATAGCTGCCATCATGTTATTTATTGCCTTTTCGTTTTCCTTCTGTCTGGCCTCCAGCGCGTTGAGAGCCGTCCTGTCCTTCTCTCGCTTCTGGTATTCCATGACCTTGTCGGCTACTTCCTCTATAAACCCATCCGAGTGGATCAGCTTGACTAATTCACCAACGACGAGATCCTCGATCCATTGTTTCCGGACTGACTCCTTATTGCAGCCGCGTGTCTTTTTTCGGGTATTGCAGGAATAATAGGCGTAAGCCTTCCCGCTGCGACCAGTGCCCCCGTCTCCGACCATGGCAGCCCCGCACATTCCGCAAAATAGCTTCGTAGTGAGGAGGAAGTTCTGCGCCTTGCCACGTCCGGGCGAGTCGTGGTTTTTCTTGATCATAGTCTGCACCTTCTCAAATAATGGTTTTTCTATAATGGCCGGGATCCCATTCTCAACCCGGATGTCCTCGTACTCATAGACCCCGATATATTTCTCGTTCTCTAAAATGCGCCGTAAACTGTTTTTGTTAAACTTGCCGCCCCTGCTTGTGCGATGCCCCTCCTCGTTCAGGCGGGTGTATATATCCTTCGCGCGTTCTCCGGCAGCATACTCCTCGAAGATCCTGCGAACCAAGGCGGCCCCGGTCGGCTCGATCTCGTACCTGCCATCCGGCCCGGTTTTTAACCCGAGCAACGTGCGGCCGAGAGTCTTTAGCTCAAGAGCGCTGTCATAATTGCCGCGCTTTACGTTCTGGCTCAAGTTCTCGCTGTAATACTCGGCATATCCTTCCATGACGCTCTCCAAGATTATGCCCTCCGGACCCTCGGGGATCGTCTCCTTTGCGTAAAATATGCGAACGCCGTTCTTTTTGAGTCGGTATTTATACATGGCCGAGTCGTAACGGTTACGAGCAAAGCGATCCATCTTCCAGAGGATCACAGCCTCAAAATGACCGCGCTCGCTGTCCCTGAGCATACGCTGGAAGTCTGGACGCTTGTCTGTTTTTCCAGTCAATGCCCGGTCGGTATATTCCCCGATCACATTTAGGCCGTTTTTTCTGGCGAACTCATAGCAGTCGCGGAGCTGACCCTCGATCGACTCCTCGCGCTGCCCACTGGAGGAGTACCGGGCGTAGATAACAGCACGAGGCTGGGTGATAACTTCGTTTTTACCTTCTTTTTTCGACCTTGCCAAGGTACCCCTCCTCTCGTTTATTGTTCGTTCTCTGCCTCATATCCTTCGGGAGCTATTTTCTTAACTCTCCAAGACCTAACCACCGCGCCATCGCAGTCGTAAAGTCCACCAAAACCCACCATGAACATGTCAACCAACCAACCGATCCCGAACACTCCAGCAGTCAGCAGCCAGATCACTCCGGTCGTCTTTTTTCCGACGTAAAAGCGATGGGCTCCAAAGAACCCGAGGAAAACACAGAGAAGCAACGCGACCGTCCTGCTCCTCTTTGATGTTGGTCGCTCATAATACTCGGCGCTGGCTGCCTGAGCCCCCACGGTACCCGAAGATCTGGAGGATCCGGAGTTCGTGCTCGAGAAGCTGAGTCCACTGCCGGGGATCCCCACGTTGCTGGTGCGCCTTCCGGTGGTGCTTATAGTGTGAGTCAAGCCTCTCGGCCCGAATGTTATGCCGGCGCTCTTTGCTCCCAAGTTCAGACGGACACCCGGAAGGATCTTTTTTGTTTTTCTAAATCTTATACCCATAAAACAACCTCCTTCGCCTCGCCTTCGGGCGGGGCTTTATTTTTTTTGCTTCTTTGTTTCCTCGTCGAGCTCGAAAGCACGAGCAAGGAGCTGAGTCTGACGCCTAACGTCGAGAGACTCAAAAATACTCAACAACTCAACGGCCTGATCGCTTAATTCGCGCTCATGGATGCCGCCATTCTTAACGATCAGCGTGTTAGCATGGTTACCCTGCACTACCGCGCTATTTGATATATTCGATGCCGCGTTGATCTCGCTGCTGTCTCCGATCAGGTATGTAGGCGACACACCAAAGAACTCAGCAAAAGAGGCGACCGTTGTTAGCATCGGCTCTTGTGTGCCGTTCTCATATCTGGAGACGGTGCTCTTGTTTAATTTTGCGCCCATCTTTGCATTGTATTGATCGCAAAACTGATCCATTGTAAGACTGCGCTCAGTTCTGAGCTCTCTCAGTCTATCGCCAAAGCTAATCGATGTACCTCTTTTCTGTTTCATGTTATCGCCCTCCACGTTATCATTATAAGCAACAAACACAAAAAAATCAATACGAAAGAAAGATAAATTAAATATGAACATAAAAATATCTATTGACGGGCATTTTTTTCTATGCTATATTGTTATCGTAATCGACAACAAATTCCCTAATGCGATAACATGCACCGGCAATCTCGCTGGCCGAAAGGAGTAAAACAGTGAAAAAGGTAAAAACATTCAAGGGCTGGAGTATATACCGAGCCACCACAGAGAGCGACAGAATCGACTTCGATAATAGCGAATACGCCGCATACCTTCCAGAACAATCACCGAGGGCTATGGACTACCCTGAATTTTGCGCCGATAACATGGACGAGCTGCTCGAAAACATACGCAGCTATTGAGCCGAAACGCCCGACGAGGGCGTCTGCCGGGCATGGCCTACCGGCACTGAAGAAGGCAGGCCGCATAAACCGAAAGGAGGAACACCCGAATGACAAAGAAAAGATGCCATCCCCCTTATGTTACTTTTAAGCGTACACTCGCAGGGATGGGGCTGACCTATGCCGACGTCGCCAAGGTGATCGGCACCACGACCTCGACCGTTCAGCTCAAGATCAACGGGCAGTCTGATTTTTACATTTCAGAACAGCGCGCGATCTGCGAAGCGTTCGGCATCGACTCGTCAATTTTTTTTGCCGATCTTGTTGTGTAAACGATAACAGGACGCTATCACCGGCACACCGCCGGCCGAAAAGGAGGAGAAACAGAGATGGCAGCATTGAAAGACGTGGCCAAAAATGAGGCCGACATAATTCGCGAAGGGATCGGCTGGGTGATTATCTACAAGACCGGCCGCTCATGGCACAGCTCGAGCATCTGGCTCAACCCCGACAACGACAGTATCGAAAACGACGACATGGAGGAAGTGATCAGGATCCTGAAGCAGGATGCCGGCGCGGTTATACTCAACGGCTACTACTGCGGACACTTCGGCGAGGAAATGACGAACGACGAGATCGCAACCGGGATCCGCTGGCACTATGAGAACGGGTACAACCTGCTGGCCGATCGCTTACCTCAAGAAGCAGATTCAGAGACAACCCCTCCATCAACAAGCAAGGAGGACATGGAAAAAGCAGCCGCAGCCCTTGACGCAGTGATCAAAGCAGTCAGGGAAGCCATAGAACTGATCGCCCCGGTTATTCAAGACATAATGCAGCGAGTATGCAAAGCAGTGAGCGAGTCCATCAAGCGCATCGGCAAGGACTTCTATGACAAGCTGCTGAGAGCAGCCGCAGACAATCCAAAGGACTGGCACTACTACAAACACGCCAAGAAGGCCAGAGTCCGCAAGAAGTACAGGCACAGGCTTGAGAGGTCGCTGCTCCTGAAGCTGGAGGCGGCCCCATGATGGCCAAGTGCGTCGGGTGCGGAAAGACGTGGAACGTCAGCATCAAGGCGCTGATACCTAAAGGTGGCTACATGTGCCCCCACTGCACTTCAAAACAAAGATCCGGGGAGCCATTGCCTAATCAACATAAACCGAAAGGAGCTGCGGAACATGCAAAACTATGATCTCGAAGTGGCCAGCCGAGAACCGTCGGCCGTAAAGGTAGACCTCGGAAGCCTGCCGGATCACCAAAGCGACACCCTCGCCCGCGTTTTACTCCACAGCGTCACCAGAGCCTTCGAGGATCCGGCCGTTGCTGCTGAGTACGAACGCTGGAGAGCCGAACGAAACACCAAAAAGGCGGCCAAGTAACCGCCACAAATTGAAAGGAGCGAAAACCATGAAAAAACAACTCAAAACCATCGAACGAGGCCAGACCTTTGCCTTTGCTGGCCACGAGTGGATCACACTCGAACACGACGAGGCAGCAGGCACCACACTGGTGCTCATGGCCAACATTCTCGAGAACCGCGCCTTTGACGAGGACGACAAAGCAGACTGGCGTCAGAGCTCAGCCCGCAAGTATCTAAACGGCCCGGTATACGACAACCTTACCGAAGCTGCCGGACTGTATGCCGGAGCGATCAGCATGGCCACCGTCGACCTGACTGCCGATGACGGAACGTTCAGAGAAACCAGTCAAGACCGTGTTTTCTTACTCAGTGCTGAGCAGTACCGCAGGAACCGCGACATTATTGAACCGATGGACGACTGGTGGTGGACTATCACGAGATACAGCGCCTCGTACTCTCGCCTCGTGCGCCTCGTCTACACCGATGGCACTCTGTACGACTACAACGCTTACAGTGGCACCGGCGGCCTTCGTCCCGCTTTGCTCTTATCCTCTGATCTCTTGATCTCTGACACCGACGACATGCTGATCGACTCAGTGCGTGAGTTATCTGAGAAATGGGAAGCCGCCGGAATATCGCCAGAGACAGCAGTCAAGGCCCTAAAAGCAGCTACGGCCATCCTATTCCCGGAAGAGGAGGCAGACGATGAATAAGCCACTCGCCTCCCTGTTCGCCAACCACAAGGCGATCGTCCTCTTTGACTGCGAGACCACCGGCACAGACCCGGCCAAGAACCAGATCATAGAGCTGGCAGCCATGAGGATCGAGCAGACCAACAACGGCAGCCTTCGCGTGGCCGGCCAGATGGACAGCTTCATTCGACTGCCTAAAGGCGAACGGATCCCGGATAAGATTGTGGAGCTCACAGGCATCACCGACGAGATCCTTCAGGCTGAGGGCGTTGCTACATACAAGGCCGCGGCTCAATTCGCGAAATTACTGAACGATGGCCCGGTGCTTATGGTGGCCCACAATGCACAATTTGACCTTTTATTCACTCGGGAGCTGCTGCGCGGCCACAAGTGTGCAAAACTGTCATTCCTCGACACTCTGACAGTCTACAAAGACCGCAGGCCATACCCTCACAAGCTGGCCAACGCGATCATCAGCTACAACCTGACCGACAAAGTACAGAACAGTCACCGAGCGATCGACGACGTGCTGGCCCTGTTTGAAATCCTGAAGGAAATGGGCGCAGAACGCGACGACCTCGCCACTTATGTAAACCTGTTCGGCTACAACGCCAAGTATGGAGTAAATGGCAGCCGGATCGCTGGCGTCAGATATGAGGCGCAGGGCTTCAACAAGATCATGACGCGGCCGGAGCATACGCTTCCGGCACGAATAGCTCGAGGAGGCGCAACGCGATGACCAAAAGCCCACCGATCACTATCACAAGCACAGATCTCCGGGAACAAGTCGAGGAACAGCTCGGTGGCCGGATCCCTGACAAGCTCTGGAACAGGGCCGAGCCCTACGCAAGGCGCAAGCTCAATATAAACCGAGAGCGCACCCCGGAAGTCGACTATTACGACAACATGTACCTCGTGCTCTTAACGGCCGACACGGTCAAAGAAATGGATTTTTCAGACTATACACTCGCCCGCAGCATGGCAATAATGGCCAGCCGGGCCGAAATGAAAGGAGCAACAATATGAAAACAGGTAGAACGCTTCAAGAGCTCGCCATTGAGCTCGACCGCCAGCAAAAGGTTAAGCGCGATCTGCTGGTCGACACTTCAGCCCTCAGCATAGCGACAGATAGGAACGAGGGCCGGATGCTTCTCAATATCAACAAGGGCCAAGGACTCGACAACCTCGTCGAGATCGAACAAATGGGCATAAACGACATCGCCCACCGCCAGATCGGGCAGCACCTCGGGATCCCGGCCCGCTATTATGACAAAATGCGCAGCGAGTACCCGGATCTGCTGGCTGCCAACGTGAACGGCTGGTTTGAAAAGACGCCCGCCACCAGAATGATCCGCACGCTTGACGGAACGGCCCGCGCCTTTTTGTCGGACAAGTACCGTAGGATCGACAATTTTGAGGTAGCTCAGACCGTCCTCCCGATCATCGGCAGCATGGCAGGCGCTTCGGTTGAGAGCTGCGAGCTCACCGACTCCAGAATGTACCTGAAGGTCGTCAACACGAGGATCCAAGCAGAGGTCAAGAAAGGCGACATTGTGCAGGCTGGGCTTCTAATAACCAACAGTGAAACCGGTCAGGGATCCGTAAGCGTCAGCCCTTTGATCTACCGCCTCGTATGCAGTAACGGCATGATCGCAGTAGACTCCTCGATCAGGAAGTACCACGTCGGCCGCGTAAATGAAGCCGGGGACAACTTTGACATATACCGCAACGAGACCATAGAAGCCGACGACAGGGCCTTCATGATGAAGATTGAGGACACCGTCAGGGCAGCCGTGGATCAGGCCAAATTCGAGCAGATTGTGAACCGTATGCGCGAAGCCACCGAGGCCCGCATGGAAGTCCGAGCCGTTCCGCAAGTCGTAGAACTGGCTGCCAAGGAGTTCAACCTCACACAGGACGAAGGCAACGGAGTCCTCGGGCACCTCATTCAGGGCGGGGATCTCACTCTCTACGGACTGGCCAGCGCAGTCACCAGACACGCGCAGGACGTCGCAAGCTATGATCGCTCCACTGAGCTCGAGGTTACTGGATGGAAAATGATGACCATGAAGCCGGCTCTCTGGAAACGGATGAACGAGGTGGCGGTATGAGTATAAACACAAAAGAGAGCTGCCCGATGCAGCCGGGCAGCCCTCAGAGAAGTCCCACCAATCAAACGATCAACAGGTCATCCCGTTCCAGTATAGCACGCAGGAGACAGCGCGCCAAGTACAGACGCAGGAGGCTCGCCCTCCTGCTGGTGGCAGTCGTAGTCATTGCCATGATCATCGGCGTGGCCACGAAAGAAACCAAGGACAACGGCGAACCCGTGGCAGTCGAGACGGCCCAATCAACCCCAACAGCAACGCCGGCGGTGAAGCCGTCAGAAGTTCCAACAACAACCACCCCAACACCGGAGCCTCCGCGCTACGAACTAACCGCAGCCGAGCGCGATCTCGTTGAAAGGGCAGTCATGGCTGAAGCTGGCGGGGAACCATTCGCCGGACAAGTTGCGGTCGCTCAGTGCATACTCTATGCCTGCGAAAGAGACGGGATCAGGCCAGAGGAAGCTCTGGAGAAATACAAATACACCACGAACAGGCCAGACCCAAAAGGAACGGTACCGGAGGCCGTGACCGCAGTCTTTGACTCCGGATGGTATGTGACAACCGAGCCGATCATGTACTTCTACGCACCGGCTCGGACGTCAAGCAAGTGGCACGAGTCTCAGGACTTTGTAATCGAAATAAACGGGCACCGCTTTTTTGCGGAGAAAGGAGCAAGCAAATGAACGAGGACAAGAACATCATCAGCATATTAACGGACACGCTGGCCGAAGTCAGCGCCAGAGCTATGGCTGCTGAGGCTGAGCTCAAGAAACTCAAAGAGGACGACAGCAACTGGTACACCCACTGGCAGCGCAAGGACGCCGAGGCCAAGGAACTCAGCAACAAGCTGGCAATCGAGATAGGCGAGCACCAACAAACACGCGCAGCCCTTCAGGAGGCCCTCAAAACCTCCAAGGAGGCAAGAAAGGAGCAAGACAATGAGTGACAAGACCATCGCGGCAATAGCCGCCGAATTGCAGCCACAAGCTCCACAGGAGCCGGAAACAAACGAAGCCACAGCCATGGAACAGGCTGACCCTATAACCCTTGAAGAGCTGGAGGATCTTGACCTTGCAACAGTCGGAACACCAGAGGAGCGCCCTCCCTTCCGTATTGCAGACGACGGATGCGCAGACTGGGCCATCCGAAAGATCGCCGAGGAACGCAAGGAATATGACCGAATACGTGAGCTCGGGCAGCAGCAGATCGCTGCCATTCAGGAGAAGATCGACGCAGCCAAGAGAAGGTACGAGAACAGCACCGCCTTCCTGACTGGCCACCTTGCCGCCTACTTCCAGACTGTACCCCATAAGAAAACCAAAACCACCGAGAAATACCGCCTGCTCTCCGGCACCCTGACCATGAAGCTCGGCCAACCCAAGCCAGTGCCAGACGACACCAAGCTGCTCGAGTGGCTCAAAGCCAACGGATACAACGATATGATCAAGACCGAGGAGAAGCCAACGTGGGGAGAGTTTAAGAAAAAGCTAACATTCGCCGGAAGCGTGGCCACTATTGCCGAAACCGGCGAGATCGTGGAAGGCATAACGGTGGTGCAGCCGCCTGACACCTTCACGGTCGACCTGTAAAGGAGGAGCGAAATGGCAGAAACAAAGACAGCGACCGCCAAGGCCGCAGAGACCAAAGCAGCGCAGGCAGCCAGCGCCCCCCGCGAGCTCACCCTTCAGCGCAAGTTCGTGGAGCTGAGAAAAGCCTGCCCCAAGATCATCAAAGAGCGCCACAGCGAGAACGTCAGCTACAAGTACGCCAAGATCTACGACGTATGGGAGGCTATAACCCCAATCATGAACGAGGTCGGCGTCAACTTCGAGATTGTCAAGGAAGTGGCCACTAAGACCGACGAGCACGGCAACCCGGTGTACTGGACGACCATGCAGACCAAGACCAGAAACGGCGACAAGCTCATGTTCCTCTACGAGGCAGACCTGACGATCCAGTGGACTGACACAGACAACGAGGACGATGTGCAGCTCGTAACCGTTCACGCAGTCGGCTGGAACGACGACCCGGCCAAGGCTAAAGGCGCAGCCCATACCTATGCTCTGAAGTATTACCTGTTCGAGAAGTTCAGTATCGACCAAGGCGAGGATGACCCCGACAACAATGACTTCAGCGCGCACGGAAAAGGCAACCAGAGCCAAGGAAAAGGACAAGGGCAACCAAACACCCGCGCACAAGGAAACGGCCCGCAAAACGCCTCTCAGGGCTACACAGGGACAAGACTCCTAAGCGATGCGCAACTCAATCGGCTCTATAAGAAAGCCGAGTCCGCAGGCATGACCAAGGAGCAGACCGACAAGCGGATCCTTGAAAAGTACAACAAGACCAACCCGGCAGCGCTTAACCGCTCCGAGTATGACGAAATATGCGACGCACTGGACGCCGCAGCAGTCCAAGGAGGAATGTAAATGCTTAACAATATTGACCTAATGGGACGCCTAACGCGCGACCCGGAACTCAGATACACCCCGGCCGGCACAGCCGTCGCCAACTTTACCCTCGCCAACGACACAGGGCGCAAGCGTGACGATGGCAGCCGGATCACTCACTTCATTGACTGCGTGGCATGGCGCAACACTGCTGAATTTGCCGCCAATTACCTAACAAAAGGCCGCCTCATTGTGGTCGAGGGCCAACTGGAGACGCGCACCTACGAGAAGGATGGGATCAAAAGAAAAGCCGCGGAGGTGAACGTGAGAAGCATCCACTTCGCAGACAGTAAGCGCGACAATACGCAGGCCGAAGGCAATGGAGATCTTCCAGAGGGCTTCACGGAGGTGGAGATGGATGACGATCTTCCCTTTTAGTTGTACGTCCGGTGGACGTCCGCACGACGTCCGCACGACGTCCCCGGCTGAACATTCAATAAAGCAAGGAGGTGATGACCGTGGCATGGCTGGAAGTGCACCAAACAATAAAAGACCACCGCAAGACTCTGGCGGCTGCCGACGAGCTCGAGGTGGAACCTGCTCACATGATGGGGATGCTGATCTCCTTCTGGCTATGGGCTCTCGACAACGCCCCGGACGGCACTCTCGCCGGGATAACACCAAAGACGATAGCCAGAGCCGCCCAATGGAATGGCGATCCCGACCTATTCATGGAAGCCCTGACCGCAGCCGGGTGGCTTGACGAGACGGAAAACGAGCTCGAGATCCATGACTGGTACGAGTACGCCGGCAAGCTAATCGACCGCAGGAAGGCAGACGCAGAGAGGGCCCGCCGGAAACGTGCCGCGGCCTCCTCTCCTCAACCCGATGATGGTCACTCGTCCGGTGGACGTCCGCACGACGTCCGCACGACGTCCGCAGGCACAGTACAGTACAGTACAGTACCTAACACTACAGAACCTATTAAACCCTCTAACGAGGGTAAAGCGCCAGAGGCGCAGGCACCGACCGCTCAAGAACGAAGATTTGCAGATTTTTGGAGTGAATACCCGAAAAAAGTCGGCAAGAAAGCAGCCCTCGGATCATGGAAACGCATTAAACCAGATACCGAGCTATTTGAGAAGATCATGCAGGCAATCAGGGCGGCCAAGCAAAGCGAACAATGGCGGCGAGAAAATGGCCGCTTTATACCAAACCCGGCGACATGGCTCAACCAAGGCCGCTGGGACGACGAACTCGAGGAGGTGAACACGGATGGCAATGGAGTCGATCGGCAGCATAATGGGCCGGGGGATGGATCTTTCTCCCTCTCGGGCTTCAAGACAACGGACGACGAATAGCGAGAACGAGCAAAACGACGAACGCGATCGCTATATAATGAGCAACGACCCCGAGGCTAAGCGCCACAACCCACCGGAAGCAGTCCCCTGCGAATACTGCGGGGAACCGAGGCACACCAAGGGGATCAACTTCGGCAGCCGTGTGATCTGGATGCCATACGGCCCGGAACGATGCACTTGCCCGGAAGCAGTGGCAGCCTACGAAAAGGCTGAGGCTGAACGTCTGGCCAAAGAGGAAGCAGAGCGCAAGGCCGAGGAAGCCCGGAAGCTCAACGAACGGATCCACAAGATCATCGGGGAGTCAGGGATGGGCGAGCGCTTCCTGCGTCGCACATTCGACACCTTCCAGATCACTGACGAAAACCACAAAGCAGCAAACACGGCCAAGAAGTACGCAGACAGCTTCGCGGATCTCTTGCCGAAGCGTGGCCAACCGGAACCCGGCCGCAATGGGCTATTTATAGCAGGGCCAAAAGGAACCGGCAAGACTCACCTCGCCGCTGCGGTCGCCAACCAGCTCATACAGAACGGCACACCGGTGATCTGCATGACCATGATCGACCTACTTGAGAGGATCAAGCGGACATTCGCCCGAGAAGGAGCTGACGAGGGCACGGTGCTCAGGCTTTACAAGACCGTTCCTCTCCTCGTCATTGACGACATGGGCAAGGAGCCACCGACCGAGTGGGCAGTCTCTACGATTTACAACATTATCAATGGGCGGTACGAGGCATACCTCCCGACAATAGTCACCACAAACTACGACGACAAAACATTGATCGCCAGAATGACACCAAAGGAGACGCGGGACAGCGTCACGGCCGAGGCCACGATCGACCGACTCATGGAAATGTGCATCGGTGTGGTCATGGCCGGCCAAAGCTGGCGCCAAAGATAAGGAGGTTACACCGTGAAAATAGTTTATATATGCTCCCCGTGCCGCGGGGACTACGAAAGAAATATAGCAAAAGCGCAGGAATACTGCCGCGAGGCCGTCGGCATGGGCGTCATTCCCATCGCGCCTCACGTCTATTTTACCCAATTCCTTAACGATTTTATACCTGCCGAAAGAAAGACCGGCATGGATCTCGGCATTGAGCTCCTGAAGCACTGCGACGAGGTGTGGGTGTACGGCATACAGAACCCGAGCGAAGGTATGGCTGCAGAGATAAAGCTGGCCAAAGAGATCGGGATCCCGGTCAGGGATGCGGCCGAAGTGTACCAGTCTTACTTCAAGAACACCCACTCCCGCTCTTTCCACCGCATGGCCCAACAGGGAGGTGCAGGGATATGACAAACAGATACAACCCACGCAAGAACGCCGAGGGCTACTCGGATCCTACCCCATACGAAGCAATGCAACAGAAGGCAAAGAACCAGATCAGGGGCAAACAGGCCCGGATCGCCGGGGAACACTTCGAGAACATGATCTCGGCAGCCTGCAAATTCTACGAGGAGCGCAGGCTGGCCAAGATTGAAAAGACGCCGGAGCCCATGAAGCCGCTCGGAGGCAAGAACGCAAAGGGCCAGTTCCTTGCCTGCTATACCAAGGCAGCACAACCGGACTACAAGGGCACACTCAAAGGCGGCCGCGCCGTCGTCTTTGAAGCAAAGCACACCGACGACGAAAGGATCGAACGCAGGCGCTTGACAAATGAGCAACTCGACGCACTGGAAGGCCATCACCAGCTCGGGGCCCTCTCATTTGTACTCATTTCTATCGGCCTTTGTGACTTTTATCGCGTACCATGGCCGGTGTGGAGAGATATGGCCGACATATATGGCCGCCAGTACATGAGACACAGCGAGCTCGAACCCTACGAAGTGCCGGCGGTGGCCGGTTATATCAAGCTGCTGGATGGCATTGAGGAGGTGGCGCCATGATCCCCTTCCCTAACAAGAAGTACAACATCATATACGCAGACCCTCCATGGAGCTACTCAGACAAGGGCTGCAACGGCAACGCGGACAGTCACTACCAGACCATGAAGATCGACGACATTTGCAAGCTGCCAGTAAATACCAGCGGGGGGGTATTGCCGCCGACGACTGCGTCCTGTTCTTATGGACGACCTACCCGATGATGAAGGAAGCGCTCAGACTGATCGAGGCATGGGGCTTTACATACAAGTCCATCGCCTTCCAATGGGTGA